AACATCCCGTTACGATCAACTATCTCTCCACGACACATTTCTCCCGCCTCCCGTTTTAGTCAACCTGTTCGATTGAGATAACAACAGCATCGGAGGATTCAATCTGTTTCTCGACCTCGTCAAGGGCTTGCCGGATCGTCATGCCCTCGCCGGAGACAGAGACTTCACGGTCCCATACGCCAGGACCTATTCCCCCGCTGATAACAGCCAAATAGGTAAATGTCATTTCCCCTTTCCTCCTTTCAGATCCTCTTCGATCAAATTGCGCTTCTCCACTCGATCCATTGAAATCCACTGCTCCCCGCGCCCCTCTTTCGGAGTAACCAGAACATCAACGCGCCCAAAAACCTTCCGGGCATCCAGCACCCGAACCGCCACCGTCAACTTGTCAATCGTCACAAATCCTTCGCCGCCCGGAAACTTATCCCTCGCCTCCAAAACTAATTCCCTGACCATTTGACACCTCCTGTCCGTTGTTGGCTATACACTATACCCTACAGCCTGCAATGTCAAGGAAAAAACGCTACCACATGTCGAATTTTTTATCGCCCGCAGAATCAACAGGTTAAGCCACATTTCGGGCAAAATTTTAGCGCCAAGGCGTCACTAAGGAATATAGGAGGCAATTTTTTATGAGGACCGTCAAGGAAACGCGGGCGTGGTTTTGGGAAACGGCCGGGCCGTATTGCCGAAAGTGCGGATACGGCAAATCAACAAGGGCGTTGCATTGTCATCACCTGGACAAGGCGCAGAAACAGGCCAGCAATGACACGGTGGCCCGCGCCCTTTGCCGGGGCTTCAATGCAACGGTGGAATGGGTAAAGCGGTCGGATTTCACAATCCTGTGTGCCAACTGTCACGCAGAGCTGCACGACAAACTGTGGTCAGCGGACGAAATGCAGCCGATCAACGACCGGTTTGGAACCATGAAGTTCCTGGATGGGCGGGATTGGCCCCTGGGCGTTCTGCTCGGCATCGCCGGGAAGACCTTGGAGGAATTTGACCGTGAGGAAGAGAAACAGGCTGTGGAAGCCGGAACGGGCTGATAACTGCGGGAACCAAGCAGCTCCAAGGCGACCGCCGACCGATGGTGTTTGCATGACCTGCCTGAACCGTCCGACCTGTCAAAATACCTGTGCCCCGATGCTGTGGGTGAACGGCAATGTCGTGCTGAAAGAGACTCTCCTTGATGAACCCGTGGAGCCATCCAGCGACTACAACGCAATTCTAGCGGAGGGCATTGACACACACCGGAGGGACTTTTCGGAGCACATCGACAGGGTGAAGAACACAAAGGTGAAGTGCGTTGCGATCCTGGCAGAGGCGGGCATCAAAATAGAAGACATCGCCAAAGTCATGAAATGCGCCAAGCGCACCATTTACCGGATCAGGGACAACGACGGAGAATAAATGTCACCCTCCATAATCGTCAAATCATCAGCAAACACAACGCAATATAAGAAATCCGCAACCGATTTTGTCACGAATCCCCATAGGTATATAAAGACGAGCCACCTTGGAGCGTAGCCGGTAGGCGAAGCGACTGTAACCACACCGAACCGATTACCGCAGCAAAGGACGAACGGATCAAGGACAGACGAAATGGGCGGATGGGTAAATCGCAGGACAACCGGGATGCCGAAACAGGCGTCCAATGCTGACGGGCCGAACCTGCGGACCATCCATCCCATAAACAGCGATCAGTAGCAGCCAAACACAACACCCTGACGCCTGAGTCATCAGCCAGGGCGTGCCCGGACAACGGGCACCGAACATGAGCCGAAGGGCAAGAGATATGCAGACTACGCTACCAGCCGAAACAGTAGAAAAAGCACTGGAAATGATTAGTGAAGGATACTCGGTTAAAAAGGCGTCCGAAACGCTAAGCGTGGCATTCGGGACACTGTGGAGAGCATTAAATAGCGCTGAGCACGTGGATAAATACGCGCGCGCGATTCCGGAGAGGACAAAAGTCCTGGTTGAATCTATCCTCGACGTTGCAGACGATGCGACTATTGAGCCAAAAGACAAGGCAATCCGCGTAGATGCTCGTAAATGGCTGGCGTCAAAGATCTTGCCTAAGCAGTACGGCGACCGGAATCAGATCGAGTTCCCGGACAAGGACGGCAACCCTCAGATTGTGGGTGGAATCCTTGGCGATACCGAGCGTTCAGCCCGGCTGTTGTTCCTCCTGGAGCAGGCGGAGAAGAGGTCGAAGGGCGGCAAATCGTGACACTCGGAAAGTTGATAACCTGTTGATAACTCTCGAAATGGGCATAAACGGTAATCCATAATCTTCTATAAACAGCATAAGCGGGCGAAGTGATTGAGCAAACGAACGAATGTCCAAGTTTACATACCATACGTTATCAGACGTTCGGTAGCACGATCACAGCAATTCAGGGTGACTAGAGGGTAAATGTCAAACTCTGCCTCCGCAATCGACAAACTGTCTTCCCTGCTCTCGTACCTCACCGAGTCCGAGCAGGCGGAGGTTGACGCGATCCTCGGCAAGGAGTTGCCCGTATGGGTTCCTCTGCCGGGTCCGCAGTTGGAGGCGTTCGAGAGTCAGGCTGATATTCTGTATTACGGCGGGTCTGCGGGGGGCGGCAAATCTGACCTCCTGTTGGGCCTGGGACTGACCGAGCACCTATCATCGATCATCTACCGCCGCGAAGCCACACAGTTGATCGGCCTGCAAACGCGGCTCCTGGATGAGATCCTCCATTCCCGGCAGGGCTGGAACGGGCAGAATGATATTCTCCGGCTCAAGGGAAGGCGGATGGAGTTCGGTTCCTGCAAGACCCTCGGCGACGAGACCAAATATCAGGGCAGACCGCATGATTTTATAGGGTTCGATGAGATCACGCACTTTCTTGAGCATCAGTTTCGTTTCCTCTGCGGCTGGTTGCGGACGACGACACGGGGCCAGCGGTGCCGGGTAGTGTGCGCCGGGAATCCTCCGACCAATTCAGACGGGCAGTGGGTAATTGCCTATTGGGGGCCGTGGCTGGACCCGAAACACCCCAATCCTGCGAAGCCCGGGGAGCTACGCTGGTACACGACGATTGACGGCAAGGACACCGAGGTTCCGGACGGCAAGCCGATCAGGGTGGGCGGCAAGCTCGTGAGGCCGCTGTCCAGGACGTTTATTCCATCACGGGTGGCAGACAACCCGTTCCTCACCGGCACAGGATACGAGGCCACCTTGCAGGCGCTTCCGGAGCCCTTGCGGTCCCAGATGCTCAACGGAGATTTCAGGGCCGGGATGGAGGACAGCGCGTGGCAGGTCATCCCTACGGCATGGGTGGATGCAGCCATGGAGCGATGGACGGAGGACGGCAAGCGGGGCGAGATGGATTCAGCCGGTGCCGACATTGCCAGGGGCGGCAGGGACAAGACCGTCGTGGCGACCCGATATGGGTCTTGGTACGACCGTATAGCGGCATGGCCGGGCTCTCAGACGCCCGACGGTGCGACGGCTGCCGGGCTGATTGTGTCGGTCATCCGTGACCGGGCGGTGGTCCATGTTGACGCCCTGGGTGTCGGCGGTGAGACCATCGGGCATCTTGAGTCAAACGGCATCCAGACGGTGCCTGTTGTGGGTTACGACACCGAGAAGTGCAGCGGGCAGGTGGACCGGTCAACCCGTAAGCTCCGGTTCCGTAACCTCCGGGCCATGATCTGGTGGCGGATGCGGGAAGCCCTGGACCCTAAGACCGGCGAGCGGGTGGCGTTGCCGCCCGATCCGGAATTGAAAGCCGACCTGTGCGCTCCCCTGTGGAGGTTGACCCCGGGCGGAATCCTCCTGGAAGAGAAGGACGAGACGAAGAAGCGGATAGGCAGGAGCCCGGACAAGGGGGACGCGGTTGTGTACTGCTCGATGACGACGAAGAAGCGGGACGTGGAGCGTGACCGGGACACGGGATTCAAGAACTGGAAGGTCCGTGCGAAGGCCAGAAGCAATGCCTGGGACGGCCATTATCAAGAAATCGTGGTGAGGTGACGGCATGGAAGTCAAGTCTGTATTGGGAGATCCCCTGTTCACGGTATTGTTTTCGGGTGTAACGGCATCGGCGGGCATCCCGGCGAACCTCCTGACGTTGCCGGTCTCGCCGGACGACTCGCAGGTCCGGACACTCAAGTTCACGAGTGGCGGGACCAACACTCCAGCGGCAGGTGAGACCGTTACCGGCCTGACCTCTGCGGCGACGGCAAGGATAGTGGCGGTGGCGCTTGTATCGGGGACGTTTGCGGGCGGCACGGCGGCGGGCATCCTGTTTGTTGACCGTCAGAGCGGCACGTTTGCTGCGGAGAACCTCGACCATACGAACGGGGCCACGGACGACATGACAATCGCCGAGAACAGCAAAGTCCTGCCCTGTCCCGGCTTCAAGTGTCGGGGTGCTGTTCTGACGGTAGAGACGGCGGACATGCGTTTTGTCGAGGACGGAACGATTGTCACGGTGACGGGCGGCGTGAATCCGGGAACGATTATCGGGACGACGAGTCAGCCGAAGGCGATTGAGCAGACGCCGGACAAGTTGAAGTTCATCAACGCGACGAACGGGAACAACGGCGTCCTGAACGCCACGTTGTTCTACTAGGGGATGTACGCGGGGATCAGATCCACCATGGTTTTCAGGAACTCTTCCCAACTGAACTTGTATGCTTCCCGTTCTTCCTTTGTGGGTTCGCGGTACTTGTCGGGGGGCACGTCGGGAGATTCGACCAAGGGGGCGTTGGAGGCGTGTTCGGTCTTGGGTGCCGGTTGAACGGCCTGTCGCGGCGGGCATTTTTCGACTTCCCATTCAACACAGGTTTCGATTCCCCTGGAAGGCGTGACGTTCTTGGAAGTGGTGGCGGTGCAACCGACGAGACACAGGGCCAAGGTCAGATAGGCTAATGTTTTCATGACTCCCTCCTTGGGGAGCAGTAGAAACCGGGAAACCGGAAAAGTCAAGGGGAAAGTATGAGCGACGAGTCCGGCTACACGGACGCATGGGGAGACGATGAGCACAGTCAAGGGCGAGATAAAGCGCAGCAGGGAGCCGAAGTGGAAGCGGGACCGGCAGAAGAGGCGGGTAGCTGCTCCTTCGGCGGTCGGGGTGAAGGTAATCCCGGTCAGTAAGGACTATTTGCGCAATTACGATCAAATCAGGTGGGGAAGGACAATCCCCGGCCTTGCGGAAGCAACGAAGGCGCTTGCCGAAAATCCGGCTCAGTACGCCGAAGATCCGACATGAAGACCTACAGCCTTTCGGACATCAGGGCCGCGTGGTCGCTGTACAGTACGAAAGTCGTGTTCCGGATGATGGAAGCCGGGAAGTGGAAGATAGTTGAACAGTTGCCGACGCATATCAGCGCCACGAAGGCCGAGCGGGTGAAGATGAAGGACGCCATGACGTTCCCCGAATACTTGGAGACCTACCATGCTTGACGATCAGGGCTTGACTGTCATTCCCGCCGACCGTGGGCCAGAGGACATTCCTGAGACCCCGGAAGTGTTCCGCAAGCTCATAGAGCATTGCATGGGTCTGTTCAAGGCGTTCAGGGATTCCGACTACCGGAAGAAGAAGAAAGAGAAGATCGACAAGGCGCGGAAGGTTTACGAGCAGGAACGCGAGGACGTGGGATTCCCGTTTGCCGGCGCGTCGAACATCGAATTGCCCCTTACCGCGATCACCGTGGACAACATCGAGCCCCGGATGGTCGCGGCGCTGGTCGGCAAAGACCCGTTCGTCAATTTCGAGACCGAGGGCAAGGCGGATCCGATCACGGAAATCTTACAGGACTTCTACAACGACGAGCTTAAGAAGGTCGTGAAGCTGGAACGCGTGGCGATGGACGAGGTTCACAACATCCTTTTGGAGGGCACGCTGTTCATCCTGCCCCGCTATGCCGTCGAAAAGAAGATGGTCCGGGACTTTGTTTTTGACGAGCAGGGGCAGATTGCCCTGCAACCCACGGGAGAGCGTAACGAGGATGGGACGCCTGGGGCGGTCGCACAGACCACGGATCAGGAGATCGTCGCCCACGAGGGCGGAAAGCTGGAAATCATTCCTTTCGAGGACATGTACTGGCCGGACAACATCGGAACCATCGAGGAATGGGAAGCGGGCGATAAGGTCCGGCGGGTGGAGTACGAATACGGGGAGTTGATGCGTTCCCGGGAGGAAGCGGGATTCAAGCCGGAGAACATCGGCCCGTGGCTGTTCGGGCAGAAGGGCAAGAAGGCTCCGACCGAAGGCGGGGAGATTGTCGTCACAGGCAAGGAAAAGATTGAGTGCCTGGAATTTTACGTCACCTATCCCATCTTTCAGGACCAGACGAAGGAATGGAGGGATCAGGAGGACTTCCGGGAAGAGCGCATTCTTGTGACCATCACCAAGGAGAGCAAGACCGTTGTGCGCCTGCTCCGGCAGCGGGAAATCCTGTTTTCCGGCGATTCCATCATCAAGCGAATCCGCCTGTTCCCCGAGAGTGGCAAGACCTGCGGGTCCAGCATGTACGAGAAACTGGCGAGCATTCAAGAGGGCTCGTCAGACATGTTCAACCAGATCCTGAATGTTGCGTGGATTACCATGATGCCGTGGTTTTTCTACGACAGCAAGTCGGGCCTGGGCGGGGAAGTCGAGTTGTATCCGGGCAAGGGAATCCCGGTTGAGAACGTGCAGGGCGTCATGATTCCCCAATGGCGCACGAATCCCAATCAGTACATCGAATTTCTGAACACGCTCCTTACCATGTGGGAACGCATCGGGAACGTCAGCGACTGGAACATCGGCCGGCAGAACGAGATAGGCGGGAAGCGGACCGCAACAGAGGTTATGTCCGTCATTCAGGAGGGCAATATCGCCCACAATTACCGGGCCAATTCCTTCAAGGAGGAGTTTATCATCGTTCTGCGGGCGCTCTGGGACCTTTACTACCAGTGGATGCCCTTCACCAAGGTCTTTGTGTCCCAGGGCAAGCAGGTCCAGATTCCCCGCAAGGCCATGAAACGCGACTATCAATTCTCGATTTCCGGCAGCACCGAGACCGCTAACAAGATGATCGAACGCAAGGAGGCGGAAGACCTGCTTAATATCCTCGGTCAAGACCCCTTGGCGAATCCCATGAAGATCCGGGAAGACCTCTTGAAGGCTTACGGCAAGGACAACATTGAGGAATACCTGAATCCGCAGGTATCGCAATTGATCGCGGCCCTGATGCAGAACCCGGAGTTGATTCAGGTCGTCCAGAAGTACCTGCAAACGAAAGCGCAGATTGCCGGGGCGGTTGGTGGCGAACAGGGCGGAAAACCCGGTGGCGGGCCTCCTGCGGCCCCACAGGGCGGTTTCCAGGTCGGACCACAGGCGGCAGCGCAGGCCATGGGAGCGGCGGCATAATGTTCAACCAGGACGACCTTTACAATCTCGCGTGTTCCGACGAGTTTCGGGCCTACCGGAAAGAGGAAATCAGGGAAGCCGCGAAGGTGGCAAAAGAACTGCTTTTAGGCGGCGATCCCCTTGAGGCAAAAGGAGCCATGCGGGCGATTCTTCATATCCTGAAAATCCCCCTGCTGTTGGCGAAGGGCGAGAAGGAGCGGATTGAGCGGTTTCAGCGGATCACCAAGGAAGATCAGGCGGAATTTGAACTGTCGTGGATGCGGGAGATGTTGAAGGATGAGTGAATCCACAAAGAAACTGGTGCTGGTCGTCGTGCGGATACTGAAATTCGCGGCGGCACAGCTTGAAGCCATAGCAAAGGAGCCTTAACACCCATCTACATAACGGCCTAGTCCCGCCCTGAGTGATTCGGGGTCGCACGAAAAGGCCAGCCGGACGCGCCTAAAGGCCCCTCTGGAATCTGCAATCGGATTCTCGGGGGGCCTTTTTGCGTTCTCCGGGACCGAAATACGCCCCCGGGCGGCAGAAAGCCCGAGAACGAAAGGAGTCAGCATGGCTGACGAAGAAGTGCGCGAAGTCGAAGCCCCCGACGGAGCCGACACAACAGAGGGCACCCCAGAGGAAACCGACATTCTAGGGGAAATCGAGTTT